CATCTACAATCAGACCAGCGAAGTAGAACAAAGTATTCGTATTAATGGTCATCCAGCTCTAGCTGCCACAGCAGGCACAGAACTTTCAGCAGGTGCAGGTGCTGTTATCCGTATGGAAGACAACCTAGATCCAGGACTGAAACCCTATATGTTAAGTGTGGCCACTGACATAAACTCAATCTACACAGCCATTAATCACAACAGTGAGATCATAGATCGCGTGGCCAACACTGGTAGTATTCGCTCAACTGAAAGTCGTCGTATGAGTGGTGTTGCACAACAGCAAGAGTTTGAATTGCTCAATGCCAAGCTAAGTGAAAAAGCTGATCAACTTGAATTAGTTGAAGAGCAGATTTGGCAATGGTATGCCTACTATCAAGGCGCACAGTGGAATGGTAAGATTGAATATCCAGGCAGCTTTAACGTCCGTGATACTTCAATGGAAATTGATCAATTGGTTAGAGCCAAGAGTGCAGCCACTGATCCTAGAGTTCTATCAGTTATAGACCACGAACTTCTAGAGATCCTAGGTGCTGAAGCTGATATGGTTATTCCAGAGATCTATGATCCTAGCGAAATTCCAATGATGAAGCCATTTGAGCCACACTATATGATCAATGTAGCCACAGGTGAGAAGTTCATTGCTCGCACTGAACAAGAACATCTTGACTACGCTGCTCTAGGATATGTCCACGAAGATGAGTGAAAACATCATTGATTTCTGGATCTTGTTTCTATTAAGTCTATATTTCTTACCCTATTGGTTTATCAATGTAAGTAAGTGATGAAACTTAAACACAGTGAAATTAAACCTCTTAGAGAAAGTCTACTCATCAAGCAAGGTCAGCGTTGTAGACTTTGTCAGGACTTGATTGTTGATGATGCTGTTCTAGATCACGATCACAAGTCAGGACTACTAAGAGGTGTCTTACACAGAGGTTGTAATAGCCTATTGGGCAAGGTAGAAAACAATATGGCTCGCAGTAGAGTTGACCTAGGTAGGTTAGCTGAATTTAGCAAGAACTTGATTGGGTATTTGACTGCTGATCCTGTCAGTGATCTAAGACATCCAACACACAAAACACCAGAGGAGCGTAAAATGGGCAGAGGAAGAGGACGTGGCAAGAAGCCACCAAAGCGTTAATTGGTATGCTTACTTCAAGAGTATTCGTGAAGAATGCCCTTGGAGTTATAATGCCTACCTTAGAAACAAGATTGACATAGTAGTCTATGAGGGAGTGAGATTGCCACTAGGTGAATTCTCTGCCCGTATGTATGTGATCAAAGCTCCTGACGCTACTGTATCAGCGTTGGCTGCTGCCTTTGACTATGATGATCAAGAAAATGAATGGCTGTATTCTTATCCAGGTTATGGAGATTATGCAACACCAGTGAGTGTTCTGATCCAGCAGAATAGAAAGCAGCTTAATAATATTAGAGAGAAATTAGACAATGATTTTAGCCAGGACTAAATCCTGCAAAATCTCAGCATAATAACTACTAATAACGGCATTTAGGGTTAAATGCCATAAATAATACTAACACAAACTCCCAAGGAGGCGATGCATAATGTCAGACAATACATTAGTAAACGATACGGCCACTGACGCCACAGACGTTAATTCTGAAAGCCAGGCACAAGCAACCAAAACTTATAGTCAAGAAGAAGTAGACAATATGATGGCTCGTATGAAAGGGTCATTACAAAAGAAACTTCTCAAGCCATATGAAGATCTAGGCGACCCTGATGAACTGAGACAACTTCGTGATGAAGCTCAGAAGAAACAGCAAGCTGAAGCTATCAAACGTGGCGAGTTTGAAAAGACACTACAAGAGTTGGCTGCTAAAAAAGATGCTGAGATTTCTAAAAGAGATAGCATCATTAAGGAATACAAGGTCAATACGCCATTGTTAAGTGCCGCTGCTCAGTTTAAGGCTGTCAACGCAGAACAAGTTAAAGCATTATTGATTAACCAAGTAAGACTTAATGAAAATGGTGATGTAGAAGTAATTGGTCAAGACGGATCAGTTCGTTATAACGATGCTGGTGAACCCGTTGGTGTAGAGACTTTGGTGCAGACTTTCTTAAATGAAAATCCACACTTTGTATCTGCTAGCCCATCTAATACAAACACCAAGAGCAATATCTCCAATGGCGGTCAAGGCAAAATGGATATTACAAAACTGGATATGAAAAATCCAGAACACCGTCAGCTATATGCGGAATACCGCAAGGCCAACGGTTTAGCCTAATTCTAATCAAGGAGATATATTATGGCCGGTTCAACAACAACCACACTAAATGACTTACTACCTTCGATCGTTGCAGAAGCAATGTTCGTTGCTAACGAGCGCAGTATTATGCGCGGTCTCGTTAAAAATTACACTTTGGCTCCAGGTCAAGGTAAGACTGTGACAGTTCCAATCTATCCAGCACAAACAGCCGCTGCTTTGACAGAAGGCGATGAAATTTCTAACACAGCAATTTCTACTAGTGGCGTGACATTGACTGTTGCTACTAACGCTATCAGAACTATGGTCACTGACCTAGCTCGCACTAGCTCTGCTTCTAACGTAGTTGCAGACATCGGACGTTTGTTCGGTGAAGCAGTTGCTAAGAAGATTGACCAAGACCTATTGGCCTTGTTCAGCGGTTTCTCTGTAGGTGTTGGCGGTGCTTCTACAGCAATGTCAGCAGCTATCCTAGCACAAGCAGTTGCAAAACTACGTGCTGGTGGTGTTCCTTCTGAGAACTTGGCCTGCGTATTAAACCCATACGTTGCCTATGACTTGAAGTCAGCATTGACCAACACATTTGCTAACCCAAATGCTGGTGTTATCCAGAATGACGCAATGCGCACAGGTTATGTTGGCACATTGTTTGGTGTTCCAGTGTTTGAAAGTGCAAACTTGTTAGACAACGGAACTGCTGGTGACTACGTTGGTGGTGTATTCCACCGTGATGCACTAGGCCTAGCAATGATTGGTGATATCACTATTGAAACTCAGCGTCGTGCTAGCTTCTTGGGTGATGACATTGTTGCTTCTTGCCACTACGCTGTAGGCGAGTTGTATGATGGCTACGGTGTTAAGATCACTGCTGACAGCTCTTTAGTTGACCCAGCTTAATCTAGAATAAAACTCAATATTCTCATTTTGAGTTTTAGAAAAGCTACTTCGGTAGCTTTTCTTTTGGCTATCTGTTGCATAAAAGCCACAGACATTTACTAGCCTTGGTGTTATACTGTATAGACATTAACACACACTGAAAGGTATCATTATGGATCAAACTAAATTAAAGCAACTCATTGCTAAGTCATTTAAAACTCGCAATGTTTATTTGACCACTGAAGGCCAAAAACGTGATCGTAAGGATTTGATTAATCGCAAGCGCAAATATATCATTGATTGTATTCAACAACTTCGCAATTTGGAGAAAGTATAATGAGTCATTATTATCTAACTGTAGTAGACATTGAAACAGGCAAGATTGTCTATGAAAATGGTTTTATTAACAAGCACAATGTCTCAGAAGAACTAGAAGAGTGGGATCCAGAAGACTATTGTTATTCAATTGAAACCATAGAGGTTCCAGAATGCGCTTAATCACTCTATTCACTGTAATTCTTTTAACAGGCTGTGGATCAATGGACAAGTTTGTCTGCACTGGCACAGGCACTTGTCAAGCCACTGGCGCATATTCAGGCCAATCAGCTGCTTGGGTAAGTCCAACACCACAGACCATTATCACTAACAATGGCACCTATATGGTAGGTCGCAGTCAAAGCACTGGATCAATAAATTCAGTGATCTCAGTAAGTAAAGGTAAATAATTTTAGCATTGTAGTTGACTCGACTGTGATGCGATTATGTTCTCCAATATAATCGAAGGCTGAAAACCCAAAAGGTTTTGAAAAGGGCTCTAAAAAGGCCCTTTTCTTTTGGCCTAGCTAAATACTCATACTGAAGAAGGACTTCAGCATTACAATTTACGGAGAAGGACTCTGATGGCATACGCTACACTAGATGACCTATTGCTGGTCGAACCTACAATACAAGAATACGGTGTCTTAGACTGGGACGCTGAACTAGCTCGTAGTGAAAATGAAGTCAACAGAATCCTCAAAGTTCGTTGGTGGAATAGCTATCAGAAATCACACTCAAGTGTCTTAAACACAGATCCAGACTGGACTTTAATTGACAGTGCTCAATTTACACAAAGCACAGTCTATCACGCACTAGCCTATCATATCACACCCAAGCTGACACAGTTCAGTGGTGCTGAGCCAGACAAATTCCAAGTTATGATGCAGTATTATCAAGGACGTTTCGAACACGAAATGGATCTTGTTCTACGTGAAGGCGTTCGCTATGATCTAGACAATGATAGCACCTACGAACGATCAGAAATCACAAAACAAAATACACTAAGATTGGTGCGTTAATATGGCACAGAATCTACGTCAACAGATTGCTGAAAACATCGTTGAAGTTCTAAAAGAAATAGAAGATCCACGTGTGGTGTTTGTCAGCCGTGAGCCAGTTGTGATCCAGGAAATGGCCATAACTCAGTTCCCAGCAATATTCCTACAGCCAACAATAGAAGACCGTGAAACCATAACAATGGGTGCCCCGGGAGCGGGTCGTCGTCTAGGCACAATTGAATATAGTATCCGTGGCTATGTTCGTGGGGTTGAACTAGATCGTCAGCGTAATGATCTAATTGAAGCCATTGAAGAAGCACTAGACAGCGATAGATACAGAACATTAATTAACAGCGGCGTTATTGACAGTCAGATAACAAGAGTGGAGATCATAGATCGACAACCACCATTGGCTGAGTTTGTCTTAACCTATCAAGTCCGCTACAACTATTTGAGAGGTTCAATATGAAGATTGAATTAACTAAGAAAGGTCAGACAAGGTTTTGTCAAGACTACGAATTAGAAATGATGCAGGCAGCTGGATGGCAAGAAGCCAACAAGGCTGCACAAGTAAAACAGGTAGAAGAGCGAATCGTTCTTCGTCCACCAGTGAAGTCTAAGGGCACTGTAAAAACCCAGGACAATGCTAATCAACAAGGAGATGAATGATGGCTATTTTAACCGGTAATAACGGCGTTGTCAAATTAGACGCCTCAGTAGGTGGTTCAGTTGCAACTATCGCAGCAGTAAGAAGTTTCTCAGTAGAACTTACACGTGATACTATTGAAACAACAACTATGGGCGTTGACGTCCGCACATATCTAACTGGCTTATCAAGCTGGAGTGGTAGTGCTGATATCTATTTTGACCCAGCAGCTTCTACAGGAACTATTGCAACACACGCAATTTTGAATCCAACAAGTGGAACAGTAGGACAAGCAACCCTGTCAGTAGAATTATATCTAGCTGACACAGCAGGTAAATTCAGCGGTGAAGTTATCATCACTGGCTTTACAGTAAACAGTTCAATGGACGGTATGGTAGAAGCTTCTATCAGTTTCCAAGGTTCTGGTGCTTGCACATATACAGCCTAATTAGGAGACGATAATGGCGACATTAACAGGAAATAACGGAGCAGTGACCATCAATGGTAATAACGTTGCTGCCGTTAGAAGCTTTTCAGTAGAATTGACTGCTGACACAATTGAAACATCAGTAATGGGCACAGACGTTCGCACCTACGTTCAAGGTATGAGTTCGTTCAGTGGTTCAGCTGATGTGTATTTTGATGCTGCTGACTTTGACACTTACGAAACAACTTTCAATCCAACAACAGGATTGGTAGGTGCTAGTGGTGTTGCAGTTAAGTTATACATTGAACAAAACTACAGTTCAACAAATGACTACGCATTCACAGGTAATGTGATTGTCACTGGTTATACTGTAAATTCATCAATGGACGGTATGGTAGAAGCAAGTATCAGCTTCCAGGGAACTGGCGCTGCGGCTTATTCAACTTCAGCTGTATAATTTATGAATCTTAAGATAGAGGTCCGCGGAGTTGCTGATACGATGAAAGAAATCGAAGGGCAATACCGCGACTTTCTGGAGCGAGTAGCAGATACGATTGCAACAGAAGCACCAAAGTTTACACCTAAACGCACTGGCCGAGCAGCAGCTGGTTGGGAAAAGAAAATGAGCAAAGACTCATTTGAAGTTGTGAACAATGTGCCTTATGTTGGCTACCTAGAAAAACCGTATGTTAAGAGTAAACAAGCTCCAAGGGGTATTATTGGCCCCACACTAACCTCTGTCAAAGGAAAATTAAAATGAGTAAAGTATTAGATAAAGCAACTAGTCACTTCCGTGCAAAAGTATCAGGCGAAATGAAATCAGTCTATGTTCCAGAATGGGAAGCAAAGGTCTATTTCAAAAGCAGCATTACACTTAGAGAACAAAGCAAGCTCATTGAGTTAGCTAGCCAAGGCAAACAAGTTGAAGCATTATGCGAAAGCCTAATTGTCAAAGCTCGTAATGAAGATGGCACCAAGATGTTTTCTACTGTGGACAAAGTGACATTGATGAATGAAGTAGATCCAAACGTCATTATCCGTGTTGTTGGTGAGATCAATCAAGCCAATGATGAAGAGACTGACTTGGAGAAGGTAGAAAAAAACTAATTGGAGATCCCGATCTGATGTTCGCCTGTAGGTTGGGCAAGGATTTGGGTCTCACATTAGAACAGGTCTTTGATATGACCACTGTAGAATTTCAGACTTGGGCTGCGTTTTACAGTTGGGAACACAAAGAACATAAGAAAGCGCAGAGCAAACAAAGGAGCAGATAGTGGCAGAAACCAACATTAAAATCACGGCGGATACTAGAAGTGCTGAACGTGATATCAAACGACTAGAAAGTGCCCTAGATGGTATTAATGGCGTTGCTGATGGTGCCGCTACTGCTCTAGCTGCTGTCACTGCTGCTGCCGCTGCAATGGGCTATGCAATTCTTAAGACACTTGATTCAGCTGGACAACTCATTGATGCCAGCAAGGCTCTAGGTGTCAGTGTTCAAAGTCTACAGTCATTAGAACACGCTGCTGCACTAGCAGGTGTTTCAGCAGATGAACTAACTGGTTCATTAATCCGTATGAGCAACAACCTAGGCAGTGGCTTTGCTGCTGGCACTGGTCCTGCTATAGATGCAATGAAGAAGTTAGGCATTCCAATGCGCGAGATTATGGCTCTAAGGCCAGATGCTCAGTTTGCACGTATTGCTGAAGAACTTAACAAGATGTCTAACCCGGCTGAGCGTAATGCTTTGGCCATTGATCTATTAGGCAAGCAAGGTCCACGTTTACTAGAAGTTGCTAACAATACTGAACACGCTCGTAAAGAGATGGAAAGACTGGGTCTAGCACTCAGCGATATTGATGTAGCTGCTCTAGATATGGCAGGCGACAGTGTTGATGAGTTAACTGGGTTATTTGATGCAGGGCTTAAGAAGGCCGTTGCAGAAATTGCTCCCTACATTGTGGCCATTGTCACTAATATCAAAGAAGGTATTGAAGCTGCAGGTGGCTTTGAAGTAGTATGGCAGAATATCAAAGATGCCATTAAGACAGCCTTAAACATTGCTGTATTCACAGCGGCTATCTTTGCTCTAAGCAAGATGGTTGCCTTTGGTGTTGGACTTGCTACTGCTATTAGGTCAGCTGGTGTTGCAATGGGTGTATTCAACGCAATTGTAATGCGTAATCCATTGATGTTGGCAGTTGGTGCTGCTTTACTATTGGCCAAAGTCCTAGGCATTGATGTTGTTGGAGCAATTACTGATAGTCTAGTGCCAACAGCATCCTTAGAAGCAGCCAATGACAAGATTGCTGAAAAAGCAGTTGAGATCAAAGAAGCTAATGAAGCCACACTAGAAGTCAGCACTGCTCTAAACAAAGAGCAACAAAAGGCTCTAGATGCTCTCACCGAAACTATCACTAAGTTAGGACAGCAGGTCCAATACCAAAGAGATGTATTGGCCAATGGTGAGACTGAAGCCAAGATTAACCAAACCATCAATCAAGAACGTGAGAAGATGAAGAAGGTTGGTATGGATTTGTCAGCTCAACAAGAAAGCACAATCCGCAACCTAATGCTAGAAGAAGCCAGTCTAAAGCGTCAATTGACTCTACGCAAAGAGCAAGCTGAAACCGGCATTGGCGCTATCACTGAAAACTACAGTAATACTGAAAAGGCTCTTCAGAAACATCTAGAATTCCAACTATCAATGGAAGGTGTGACTAAAGAAGAAATTCAGAAGTTAAGAGAACAACAGTTTGCACAAGATGACAGACTAAGAAAACAAGCAGAAGATTCTGCTGCTCTATCATTGAAGAAAACCATTGACGGTGAGATTGGCAAATACAATGAACTGTATGGTCTACGTCAAAAGCATTCCAATGATCTAAAAACTTTGTTAGACCTTGACCTATTGAATTCAATGGGTGCTATCAATTTAGATCTAGAACAGACCAAGGCTCTAAATGATGCTAAGATAGAGTTAATTCGTAATCAACAAATGGAACGTTTGGCTTTAGAGAAAGCCACACAGGACAAGATCTACGCCTATGAACTAGCACGTATTGAAAATACTCTAATGGCTCAACGTGGTGCAGTTGCACAAGAAATGAGTGAGTCAGACAAAGTTATTCTACAAAAGAAAGGTGCTGATGAACGTCAGAAAGCAATCATTGATGAGCGTATCAAGTTTGAGAAAAAGAGTGAAACAGAAAAAGCACAGTTTGCCATTGAGCAAGGTGCTAACATCTTTAACGCTCTAGGCGCACAGAACAAGAAGGCCTTTGAAGCTGCCAAAGCATTCAACATTGCCAACGCTATTATGAACACCTATATGGCTGCTACTAAAGCATTGGCAACTTATCCATTCCCATTCGGATTGGTAGCTGCTGCTGGTGCAGTGGCAATGGGTCTAGCACAGGTAGCACAGATTCGTAGTCAAACATATTCAGGACGTGCATTAGGTGGTCCAGTTATGGGTGGCACAACTTACCTAGTTGGTGAGAGTGGACCAGAACTGTTCACCCCACAGGGCACTGGTAGCATAACTAGAAATGGGGACCTAGGTGGTGGTGGCACAACTAATGTGAACTTCACCATTGTGGCCAATGACACAACAGGATTTGATCAACTCCTAGCAAGCCGTAAGGGCGTGATCCAACAGATCATCAGTGATGCAATGTTAGAGAAAGGTAGAAGGAGTATGGTATAATGAGTGATTTAGCAACGCAATACCCAGCTAATCCAAGTTTTGAAAGCATAAACTTCAAGACTAACACACCAACGCAGATTACTAACACTATGAGTGGTAAACTGCGCCGTGTGGGTATGGGCACAAGTTTTTATTCGTGGGAAGTAAAATATCCACAACTATCAAGACTAGATGCAGGCACAGTCAAAGGATTCCTAGCACAGGCTTTGGGTCCACAGTTTAGTTTTGAAATTGTTTTGCCAACACTGAGCTATTCAGCACTAGCAAATCAAACTGCTAGTGTGCCAAGAACCAGTGCTGCCGCTGCCATTGGATCTACTTCAGTGGCTTTGACTAACTGTGGTAATACACAGCAGGTTCTAGCAGCAGGTGATTTCTTTAAGTTTAACAATGGCACCAAGGTATATCAGTGTGTTTCAGCTTGCACTAGCAATAGTTCAGGTGTGGCTACCTTATACTTTAGTGGTCCTTTAGTAAGTGCAGTTCCATTATCAACTAACTTGACAATCACAGCAGTTCCTTTTACTGCCATTGTAGCAGCTGAAGAACAAGAATTTGACATTGGTGTTGGTGGCATAAGCTCTATGTCAGTGTCAATGAGGGAAGTTTGGTAAATGAAAAACTTTTACGCTACAGCTAATCGTGATGAATACTATCGCGACCATACCATTGCCATTGACTGCGTAGAAATACACTTAAAAGATAACCTGGGAGCGAATCAGGCTCTGTATTTGTGTGATGGTGGATTTGATATCAGTTTTGATTCAGCCACTGCACCCAATGCAGGTGTTAACACATATCAAGCACAGGGAAACTTTATTGGCTTCTCTGGTATGAGCGAAGATATGGATGTTAAGGTTGGCAAGTTTACTGTTAGTCTATCAGCATTAGGTAATGACTACATCAGTAAGTTTATCAATTATGAAGTAGAAGGCAAACGCATTTGTATCTACAAGGCGTTTCTGTCATTTGGTTCAACAGGAGCAGATCCTCTAAGCCTAGTGGCAGCACCTATCCTAATGTATGATGGCACTATCTACAACTTTTCAATACAAGAAACAGCCAAGAGCTGCCAAATCTCTGTAGACTGTTCTAGTCTATTTGCTGACTTTGAACGCACTAATGGCCGTAAGAGCAACAACTGGTCAAATTGGTTATTCCAAAGCGTTCAATATGACAAGGCCTTTGAAAAGGCTGGTTGGGTAGGACAAACAGAATTCAAGTGGGGACGTAAGTAATGTTAGTTAGAGAAATGCAGCCAAATGAAATTGACAGCGTCATCACCTTGTTTAACTACTACAGAGATGAAGCATTGGTCAATGACGAGAAATACAGTGAAGACCGTGTGCTTCAGACTGTGCGTCAATACTGCATCAAGCCTAGCTTATTCTTTCGTGTGGCCTACAATGGTCAACGTCCAGTAGGTGTTATTGGTGGCTTCTTAAGTGAAGATCCAGTTGAAAGTGATCTAACTGCCACAATACAATTCAATTACCTGTTGCCTGAGTTTGCCAGTGTCAATGGCTACGAACAATTGATCACAGAGTTTGAAATCTGGGCCAAGGCCTGTAAGGCCACTGCTCTTAGAGCCATTGACATTGGCAGCAATCTTAATAGACTACAAGATGTCTATAGTGAATTAGATTTCAATCCAATTAGAATCAGTATTATGAACAAGGAGCTAGCATAATGGGATTTTTTAGTGCATTAGTCGGCGGTGTTGTTGGCTTCTTAGTAGGTGGTCCTGTTGGTGCTGTTATTGGCGCAGGTATTGGTGCAACCAAGGTTGGTGAAAAAGCAGTCACAGCAGTCCTGGACTTTGTCACACAGCCATTTATGCCCAAGATGCCAGAGATTGGTGCTGGTGGTGATGAAGCCAGTCGTCAAGCAGGCGTTCTAGTTCAAACACAGGGCAGCACAGTTAATGTGCCTGTGGTCTATGGCTATCGTAAGGTAGGCGGTGCAGTCACGTTTGCTGAAACAGGCAGCACTGATAACAAGTATCTCTATGTGGCCTATGTCTTTGGTGAAGGTCTAGTAGAAGGTCTACGTGAAGTATTCATTGATGACTGGTTATTGCCAGTGGATCAAGTAGGCGCATTGAACGGTGGCAGTCTAGTCACAGTTAACAGTGATCGCTACAAAGACCGCGTTCAAATGCGTTGGTATCCTGGTGTTTACTTTAACAATCCAAGAAACTCTAGTGTAGGCACACAGGTCAAAGGTGATATCTTTGCAGAAGCACCTAGCTTTACCACAGATATGGTCTACAATGGTATGGCTGTGTTATTTTGTAGATTTGAGTGGAAAGAAAGCAACGACAATTCAAACCCATTTGGTGGCAGCATACCACAGATCCAGGTCAGTATGTTGG